TGCAGAGTTTGGTCTTTGTTTAAGTGCATATCCTAGTGTTTGATTAACTTTACGTTCATCAATTTCGAATCCACAAACAAATTCAATATTTTCTGCTTTGTAACCTCCAATATCGGACTTCATCATTCCGGTAATATCATTTGGATTCTCTGTGTAATATTGTACACCTTCAACTAATGATTTAGCGCAATTTCCAGTTCCAATAATTCCTACTTTAATTTTGTTCATTTTCTTAAAATTTAATTTATAATTTTTATACTTGTTTTATTTAAAAAGTTTCAAAAAAGAGTATTGATAGTCTTCTTTAGGACAACATTTTTTTCGGACGTCTCGAAATCATATTGGTAAAACTCTCTAGATAGGTGAACAGAACCTGGCTTTTCCATGTAGGTATCGGCAAAATATTGTGGGTCTGCTGAGTACCAGTGAATCGGCCATTCGATTACGTTCATATTATATATAGCCGAGAGTTTGTCAACCTCTTCGTTAAATATTTCCATTAATTGAGTCCGTTCTCGTTGAGTTCCGATAAATGGTGTTCCTTTATGGTAGCCAGTTTTAGGAATTCTACGACCTTCAAATTCGATTGGTAATAATTTTACGATGGTATTCTTTTGAATTCCTAATGATTTAAGGTGTTCAAAGTAGTTTGCTACTAAACTTTTAACCGCTTCGACTGGTTTTTCTTGTCGACATAAGTGATGACGAACATCGATGTTTCCAAAGTACGTTATTAAGTGTTCAGTGTCTAAAGGAATATAAGATCGCATTCCCTCTTTTAAGACTCCAAATAGGGTTTTACCATCATTTCGACTAATATTTGAACCTGGATGGTACACTGAAACTGAATGAGAATCTCCTAAAACAAATGTTTTAGAATCTAGTTTTAATTCAATCGTTTGTGTTTCCAAACTTCTTTTTGTAAGTGCCTCAGTATTAAGAGATGCCCACAGAGGAGAACATGATTTCATTCGGCTTTCGGCAAATTGTCCAACATTTGGCATTTCTCGATTCAAACAATATATTGTTCCATTAAAATCTAAGAATCTTTTAATTCTCTCTGCTGGTTCGTCAGTGGCTCCACCGAATAAGTTATAAGACCCTTGAAATTCCATTGGAAGTGCTACTAACCAAACATCGAATTGATGAATATCTTCTGACTTGGTAAGTACTTCAACATCCAATCCGAGAGACTTTAGTTGATTAGCTAATAAGAAGGCCCATGCACTTTTATGGCTGGCCTTCTTTGAACTATACGTAGTTACGACATCATCAATTGCGATCTTCTTGCCCTTTAATGAATCTAAAACTGCATAAATATTAACCATTGAATGCATCATCGATATCGTTCTTGTTTTCTTCAATATAGTTGTCTAATCCTTGGATATATGCAACTGCATCTAATAAGTTATCACGCTTGTGATTGTAAGATTCTCTAGAGAATTTAAGTGCAACTAGCGCTTTAAACATGTGTTCACCTGTAACTTCAAGTCCGGTCATACCTTTAAAAATCATTGCAGCCCGGTCCATACCTTCTGAAAATGGACCGTAATTTCTGTCTGCTTCTTCGGAGCGGTTATTAACTATTCCGCTTGCTTCATCTAAAATATTCATAGTTTGTGTTTAAGTATTATATGTTATATATTGGTTTTGTTTTTTATGTACTTTATTAAAGACCAGTTTCCATTTCAAACTGACGTTTTTCATGGTCATGTTCTGAGTAAACATTAAAATTCAAATATGCACCAGATTTTGAATAATCTCCAATATATGAAGTCGATGTACGAACCTCTGATGGGTTAATATTAAAACAAAAATCATACTCTTCTTGAGTCAAGTATGTTTGGTTATTCATAATTTGATTGTAACGTTCTTGTGTTAAAATTGAAGTCATAATATGTTTGTTTAAATTAGATATGTAAATATAATCAATAGTTTCAAACCTGGAAAATTTTAAATGTTAATTTTTTGTTAAAGTTTCCATGAATATTTTATTGGATTCGCTCATTGCATCAATCTCAGTAATATTTGCAACATAAGATGGTCCACGGAATTCATAACCTTTCTTAACTGCTTCTGAATGTTCTATAGATCCCAATTCAACAATAAGATACCCAACAGAATGTTTATTAAATAGTATACAATGGTTTTTGTTTGATTCAGAGATTTTCATAATATTTTTTTGTTTAAATTAGATATGTAAATATAATACAAAAAATCGACATAAAAAAATCCTGACTAAAAAAGTTATTAACAATTTTGTCAGGATTAAATTATTACGGGATCGTTTTTCGTGATTTTCTTCCCGGCGGAATAACCCATTTTATAGTCTTCGGCTTTGATGTTCGCGAGCGTCTACTAAACTTCGACCCATCCTACTTATCACCTATTGGGGTGGTGCGACTGGTGATCCATTTTTTATCCTGGTTAAACTTCCATTTGCCTGTTATACTTGATGCAATCTCTGTAATACGTCTGGCTATCATAGCTGTGTTTGTACTTTTTGCTGTACCGATCCACCTGGTTCCAATGTTTGCGTAGTTTATAATTGCTTGTATCGTTTGCTGTAAGGAACCAATTATTTTTATATTATTTAATTATTACGAATAAACCTCCTCTAGATGATGCGGCTTCAGCATTACCATTAGATAGAGTTACTTTAGACGCTACTTCACCGCCTAGGGATTTTGCAACTTCTTCTGCAACTGAATTTACTTCAAAGAATATAACGCTACCTGCATTATCTGCTAAAATTTTATATCCATCACCTTCTACCACATTTGGCTTTTTAATGATTTTATTGATAGGACCATTTACTGATTTACTATCTATATTTAAAATATAAGTACCACTTCGACTTTTATAAGCCTTTGGACTTGGAGCATTTTCTATCGGCTCATATACATTATGATTCGATTCATTTACAAAATCTTCAAATAATTTGATGTGTTTCATCTTTAAGATATATTTTTATTTTCTTTTATATATCTTAAACAACTGGAGCATATCTCTCACTCAAAATTGTTTTATCCATTATTTGTTGTGGAGATTCAATATCTCCTCCAAGTAAGCTTGTCATAATCGCTGGAGAGAATCCTGAAACCAGTGCAGTTCCTTTAGCATCAAATGCAACTGGTACTCCTCCGTTTCGGGATTGAATGTTCCAGTAAACAATTTGAGGTACCTTGTAACCTGCATCGGAATACATAGTTTCAATCATCTGCTGCGCAGTTGGATTCCATCCGCTTTCTATTCCATATCGTTTTGATGTTGCCATGTTAAACTCCATATCCGATAGGATTAGGATTTTGTTTGGCATTTTATCTTGCGATAATTTGTGCTTAGTGGCCTGATCTAGGATCAGTTTGAATGTAGCCTCAAGATCTGTTGACATTCCCCAATCAGAGTCTGACATCTGTGTGTAGCGATCATTCAGTGAGCCACTTAATACTTGTAACTGTGGTTTACTTGAGAATGTAATAAATGCATCTTTAAAAGGACCTTCATTTCTTTCAGAAATATAAAGACCTAAAGAGATTGCAACATTCATACAAGTTACAGTTTTACTTCCACCCGCTGGACTTGACATAGAACCTGAAACGTCTACTACTGGTAAAATCATATCATTTGCACCTTCCAAATAGTTTGGCAAGGCTTTCCATTGTTCGTTTGCTACGGCTGCATTTCCACGTTCTATTGATGTTATAACATCATAAGGATAAACTGCACCTGCATTAATCTTAGCCTCACCTTTTACAAGGGAAGCAATATACGCTGAATAACTTTCGTATGCATTTTTACCAAAGGCTTTTTGGTAACGTGCAGAAGCAACTGATGGTAATTTACCGAAGTCGATAGAATTCCAGTCTTTAGCACACATTTTAGTTTCAACAACATTAGTTAAACCTACAAGAGATTTTCTGTATTGTTTTGGAGACATTCCAGTAAATTTACGTAACTTTTCAGCGATTGGTCCTTTACGTGGCATCCATTTTGCGCATAAACCATTTTCAGCAATTAAGGCATCTGAAATTAAGGTGAATGCTTGCTTTTCAAGATATGTTCCTGTCAAGACTAGTAAGTCATCCCAACGTCCGTACTCTGAAATTAAGTGTAAGTTTGGTTTTAATACCAAGTCGTGGTTTTCTGCCAAATAAACTAAAATGTCTTTAAAAACTTGACGTTCTCCAGCTCCACCTCGAACATCTCTAGCCCAAAAAAGAAGTTTCATAGCACGCTTCGGGTCTTCATTAAATGCTTTAGAAAAAGTAGCAATCAAACGTTGTTTGTCTTGTCCTCTCATAGCTCCAATGTTAAAGAAAAGGTCAACGCAAGCATTCAATGATGTCGAATTTGTCGCCATTCCATTTTCAGTTACTATATCTTCTTGTCTTAATGCATCTATAAATTCCATTTTGTTTATTTTTAAGTTCTTAATTTATACTTAGTATCTTTTGTTTGTTTCAAAATAATTTGTTTTTTTAAAATTATTCTTAACCAATATAGATTTACAATCCATTCTAGTTCCTCTGCTTCAATATTGTCTTCGAGAGCAGTAATCATTATAAATGTGTCGATCATTTGTTTGA